CTGGCTAGATCTACACGATTGGTGAAAGTTTTTTTGAAGGCTTCGTACTCTGTCTCAGAGTCAAAAGACTTCGCCAGAGAAAAAGTAGCTGCTTGATTGCAAGGTACGGATACTACCGAAACTTCAAACAACTCAGCGTCCTTTATCTTTAATCCGTCGGTTTCCTCTATATAATCAGCATCCTTGACTCGGAAACCAACAGAAAAGGCTCCAAGGACACCGTCTTTAACTAGTTCACAAACTGCTGCAGGAGCAGATTTGCTAATCTTTGCTTCGAGCTCTAGGCCATTTGGTGTAACTTTGAGTCCTGTTGCTCGACCGATTGGCTTATCGTAATCATGGTTGAATAAGATAATCGGGTTCTTTTCAAAATTCTTTAGGCCACCCTTTGTCCAGGCTTCGTGAGAAATTGAATCTCCAGCGCGGTCAAAGTCTGCTGTACTTGCCATACCCCGAATCATAACACTACCATCTTCAGTGGTGTGTGATTTGAAAGTAGAGGTAAGATTAAATATCTTTTCCATATTACTTCTCTTCTTTTACTGCCGGAACAGTCTTAGGCTTAGGTGCTGCCTTTGGAGCAGATGGAGCAGGCTTAGGCTTTATAGCTTCAAAAACGTCTGGGCGAGACTTTCTCATAAAATCTAACATTCGCTCCCAAGAGCCAAAAAAGTTTTGAATCTGACCATACCGGACAGGAACAGTGCCAAGAGCAATGTACTCTTGCTTAGATAAAACTTTTTTATGCTTTAACATTACTTCTGCAATGAGGCCCAAAACAGCGCCTTTTTGTCTAAGTCTCGTCATTCTTTTCTCCTTCTGCGGGTCTACCGCCTTCATCGGGATTGGCAGCACTTCCTGCAATATTTGCAGGAATGCGAATATCATCATGCCCTTGTACTGTTTCAAACCCTAAATGTTTTCTTGCTTCGTTCGGGGATATAATTCCCCCATTAACCAGAGCGGTATAGTATGCTGACTGGTCTCGAAGTTCGGGCTGTAAAGCTGGAATGTTAGTAACATCCTCTCGCAACTCAAACCCAAAAAATCTCTCAAACCCAAAGTTAATCTTTCTTACTATGGGAAGTATAGTTTCCAAATAATACATACGCATATTTGGACGAATATTTGCATTATTTCCAGAGTCTAATAATATAGGAGGAACTCCCAGAGCTTTCAAAATAATTTTTTCATTCTCTTCAATTGCAGATTGAAAGTCAAGCTCTTTGAAGTTTACATTTGAGATTTGGTCAATCTCAATACCTCCGTCAAGAATAAGAGGTCTACGACCTCCCGCATCTGGACGATAGCGAATACTCCAGGACTGAATCATTCGCTCTTTAATTTTTTCTGATAAAGTGTTCGGGCTTTTCAAAACTAAGCCCGGTACAGCACCATTTTTGAAGAAGTTATCCTGGAACTTTCGCATAGATGACATAAGTTGCATTGTGCGAAGCGCAGGCTTCAGGCGAGAAGTTCCTCTATAAATTGAGTGAAAGGAGTTATCTTTAACATGGATAATCTCAGTAGGACTATAATCTACTACTTCATTAAAGGTAAATTTCTCAATATAGCGGGTTTCACTTGAGTGAATAACCATTTTAGATGCTGGTAAATGATAAAGATGTACTCCATCATAATAAATAAAAATGTTCCCATCAATAATATAATCTGTAATCAGATTACGCTTAAATGTGCTAACATCCTGAAAAGGATTCGGTTCTGTATTTAGCAGTAAGTTTACTCGTGTGCGTTTCACCCCCTTGACAACACTTTGTAACCCTTGAACCTGATTACCTACCGCAGTAGGTATTTCAGAAGCGTCATCTACGATTAGATTTACGCCTCTATTTACAATCTCTATCTCTTCATAAGCTGTTTCGTAGCGAAAAGTAAGCTCACGAGAAGACTCAGTTTTATGGTCATAGTATGGCTGAGCAGGATTTAATTTTTCTTCCTTGCTGCCTTTTGCAAAAATGTCATACCATGCCATGTTTTTCTCTTTGAATCTCTACCCATCTTTCCTGCTTTTTTGCAGTGGTAAGTTTAGGGTCTCTACCATAAATTGAATGCAATTTTAGGTGATGTTCATGACATAGTGTAACAGTATGTTCATATAACTCTGCCCAATGCCGTTCAATAAAGTCTTCCCTAAATGCCAGAACATTCTCAGGAAGAAGTTTATTCTTTTTTACCCAGTCGTGAACTAAAGGGCTTAAACTGTAAAAATGGTGAAAATCAAGTCTGCTTGTTTCGCCGCAAATGTAACATTCGCTGGCTTTTTCATACTTTGATTTTGCTTTGTCTCTTACATATTTTACAAGGTCTCTTTTCAAATCCATTTTCAATACCAGAATTATAGCGAAGTTAAGGTAGGTTGTCAAATACTTTTTTTGGTGAGGTATCCTCTAAAAACCACTGTTTGAAGTTTCAAAGGAATACAATGCGTAGCGGATAGCATCTGCCATGTGGGACGCTTTATTGTGCTTTGGTTTCTCTTTTGCCAGATTGGGGTTCGGGTCCCACTGGTATTGGTCCAGGCTTGCGATAGATTCGGTACAAGACGAATCCACATAAAGAAAATCATTATCTACAATACTCTCTACATGAGCAATACCATCAAGAACAGATTTTTTAGCATTTATAGTAGTAATGTCATAGTTTTGAGCAAAGTCAAAACGAGTTTGTTGAGCAGCAGAATCAATAAAAATATAGTCTATATCCCACTTGTCAATAAGTCTTTTTATCTCTGTAGCATGCTGTTCAGTTGTTCGTTCTGAGTCAAGATACTCATCTACTAGATAAAAATTACGTTCATCCCAATCATAAGCAATTACACAAAAAGCCGTTGGGTCACGATAACCTACGTCTAGTCCTGCTAATACATCCATCCCTCGTAAGTCTATTTCTTCAAAAGACCCCACACACTTCTCGTAGTCAAAGTTCCAAATTCGTCCTTCATAAGTATTGAAGTCGGCTTCGTACTCTTGACGAAACTCAGCTTCGGACATGCTTTTTCGTGCTTCCGCAATATCCATTTCAGACATTCTAGGATTATCCTTATAAGTTGCACGAATAGACGCCCATTCAGGAAACTCGTCATCAAAACCCCTATCAAAGAACTCAGCAAACCAATTGTTTCGGCCTCTAGGAGTGGAGATAAAGAGTGCTTTTGAGTTATCTTTATCTAGTGTAGGACGAAGAGCTACATTGAAAGCGTCTCTACCATCTGCAAGTGCCGCTTCATCAAATATAATTAGATCATACGAACGTCCTACACAAGAGTCTACTTGATTTACAGAGCCCATTCTTACGGTGGAACCGTTAGAAATTTCTATAACTTTATCTTTTGCGTTATCCTTTGTAACCTCTAAATCAAAATGCTTTATTAAGTTTCTTTGCAAATCAAAAGAGATTTGAGATAACGAGTAGTTCGGAGACATAATAAGAATATTAGACCCCGGAACTAAAGATACTAGTTGTCCAATAATATTTGCAATATAGGTTTTACCTTGCCTACGAGAGACAGCAGCGCAAACAAAACGATACTTTGGAGAGTTTACTGCATTTATAATAGCTACCTGAGAAGGAAGAGCTGTAATATTTAACAGATCTAAATAAGGTTCTATAGGTAGTTTTATAAACTTACTTTCTGCTGGATAATCTAAAAAGTAGTCTGAAACTATATCTGCGCGGCTTATTTGTACAGGCATTTACCTATTCCTGTGGCATTGACCAAGTTTTACTATATTTTCGAGAAAGACTAAACTCATCATTAGGCTCTTCTTCTTTGTCTTTTTCTTGCTCGTCTACTTTTTTGGGTCTGCGAAGTACAGCTTTAATTTCGTAATCGTCGTTTACGTTCATCTAAATATCCTTTTATTAGTTTTACTGCTACAACATTTGGAAAGAAATGATACTTATCGAATACATAGAATCTTTCTTCCAGATATTCTTTTGTGCAAAATTTCTTTTGTATATTGTCAAGATACATACCGTCCCAGCGAAGAACCGCGTGTCCTTCTCCTTTAAACTTACAATAACAAACTTTTGCTTTTCCTGTAACTAAATGCCAAATCATTTTTGCATGGCTTCTACCAGAAGCTTCATATAAGTATGTTAAAGAATAGTCCTCGCAATCGCCTTCAAAGGGAAGTTCATACATAATTCGCCACAGCTCACGTTTACCATACTTATCCTTATCATACCTATATTTGAAATGGTGATTTAAGTACTCAAGAAATTTTTCCATTATTTTTTACCTGCATACGCATTAGCCCCAAAAAAGGCAGCTACAAGAGCTGATATAGCTACAAAATAGGTTGGGGCAATATCACCAATAATGTTTGCAGCGCTCTCTAAGCCGAACAAAGAAGTACAAAATATACCAAAAGGATAGAAGAGCATACCCCAAAGAGCAAACCACGTCATTTTTCGCATAGCATCCCTTTGAGCATCCTGATCCTCCAGTTCTTTTCTTTTGAACTCTAGGTGCATGTCCACTTCTTTTTTAGTTAAATGCCCGTCCCCGTTTACATCGGCTCCCGGAATAGCATTTTTATCAATAGTATTAGTCATTAGAATTTGGTAAGAACTATATCAAAGCTAGCTATACATTCACTCTGTGCTGCGGTTGTACTAGCCTGTATATCAATGTCAGTTTTTTGTGCTATAAATAAAGGAATAGTAAAAGGCAAAGAAAATGTACTTTGATAAACTTTTATTTCGCTTTGAATTTGAAAAACTTCTCCTAAAGGACGAACATATAACTGTACATTAGCATCGTCATTTTTACCAACTCCAGCAGTCCAAACATTTATAAAAGCTCTGTGATTTGCAGGAACGGTGTAAACTGCCATAAGAGTTTGAGCCCTTTCTGGTTCTATCTGAGCTACTACAGTTCCTGCATCGCTAACGGTACGCAGCGTAACCGTTCCAACATTTGCACTTCCTCTATAAACACAGCGAAATACGCGTAAAAATGTATTAGAGGTTGTTACCGCAGTAGTACCTGTCATAGTGACAGTTTCTGTAAGTGGCCCATAGTTTGCATCTAGTCCTTGAATTTCAAGAGTTCCAGTGTCAGAAGCAGACGTGCTGGCCACATACAATATGTGTGCTGT